ATAAGAGAACCGTAAGGGCAAAACTCTTAAATTTTACGTAATAGTTGAAAACCCAAGTAAACTCGGGCTACCGCTAAAACAACGAAAAAAATAATTCAAGAAAACAAAACAATACAACACAAATACTCAACACACAAAAAAATAAAATATGTAAAGTAAAATGTATTATTTTTGAATGGCTCGTGCTATAGCACTCCAATCAAAAGTTTTAGGATTCTTAGGTTTATTATTAGCTCTTGGATTTCCTTTCTTCGCATACGCTTGGGCATTAAATGCAGGAGCTTTTGGAGCCTGATTAGATATAATCACCTCCTTAATAACCTTAGGTTTTGATTTATTTTTATTCTTAGGTCGATTCTGACCGGGCTTCTCCCATGCAGCACCTGTCGCGACCATCCCTTTTCCCTGTTTATCACGTTTAGAACCTGTAACTAAATCATGGAAACCAACCAAAGCACCTACCTTTGGATTTACAGCTGCTAAAGGACGAATGACGGGCATAACCACGTCACGAATTCTCTCAGCACAACTCATCAGCCAATCACCAAGTCCGTTTTCACGAACCATGACACCAGGTGGCATATCTTGAACTATATGTGAATATATTTGCAAGGCTACTGGGTCATATTTAGGTGAAGGTGTTGCTAAAACAACAAGCTGACTATCAGCTTCAGACGGAAACCTTTCAATATCAATTATTATCTCAATATCTAAAGTAGTTTGAGGAGATAACCCAGTTAAATAACATCCCGAAGTATTAAATTTAGTCCAAAAATTATCAGGATAAAAATTTAGACCATTAACCGTAGATGTACGGAAAGGAGTATAAAACTGGTTAGTAGCAGTGTCAGTATATAGTACTGGTGAAACAAATAACTCATTCTGAATAGGAATACTATTAGAATTCAAAGTTAGTGGAATATAACATCCCTCCTTAGCTTCCCATTTACGGGAACCACATAAAATCATGGCATTAGCTTGACTAACAGGAGGATGAGGCATTATAATTATATCATTATAGCCAAAAGATGAAACTGCAGGAGTTCCAAATATAACACTAGATGATGTTTCATAATCGGGAATAGGTTGGCGATACACTATAAGAGCACCCTGAAGGTTCAAAACAGAAGTTGTATTACGAACTTCAAAACCTAAAGTAGTAGCACGACAAGAACCTTGATAATAAGCAGGTGGTAATTGAAATGATGTCAAATTAAAACCTCCAGAATTACCAGAACACTGATTATAAGTCAATGCAGCACCATTTGGGCCTCTAAACACAGTTAAACCACCAATTGGTTGGCCAACAGCTCCATCATTAGGGAAATAATTCAAAAGAGGAACTGCACCACTTTGCAAATTAAGAAAAAGTGGATTAATCCAAGGAAGTACACAAATGTTACAATCCCAAGTAGGAGTAGCCAAACCAGCAGGAGCACCAATAGTGTATGAAAGTTTAATACGCTGATTAACAGCTGGATTATTACAAGTATCAGGATACCCAACAATTTCAGTGTTAAGATCAGCAAAAGGATCTAAAGCTTTCTTTAGCCAAATTAACCCTGCGGGCGTAATACCATGCGATAAAGCATGTTTATTAATGAGAGTATCGGCGCGAACAGCAAGAGCCATAGTGATATATAATAATAATTATCACAAGAAATAGGCAATAAAGAAAGAATAGAAAGTAAAAGCTGTGTTAAAATAAACACAAATAAAGCAAAGTGAGGAATTTTATAAACGTAAATATTTAATAAAATCTTCAATATAAGAAAAGCATTTAAAAGCGATATCTCTTACGCATGCAGCGCTTTCATGCCCCATATAAAGGGCTGCTAGTTGCTCATCATTCATATAAACCGAATGAATGTCTTTCCATTTTAATGTAAGTAAAGTACCTGGTATCTGAACTTCACCAACAAGATCACTCTTATATTCCTGAGTCAAATCTTCAATAACAAGATTTAACAATTTGCGACATTCTAAATTAGCCCAACTTTCAATACGAAGAGCAAAAACTCTAAGTAAATTCCATCTGACATCGTGAGATTCAGACTTAAAGAAAAGACTAGAAAAAATAGAATGCGTATCAGGAGAAGGTAGATACATATTCAAAATAGGTGATTTAACAAAATGGTGTGAGAAAAAACTCATATCATCTATAGTTTTAAAAATTTGATACTCAAACTTAATAACAAAACCAATAGTAAGAGCTGCTTTAGCCATACGATCTGGATTAAACCAATGAGTAATTTCACTAGAAACACCATTATTACAATCATCACCACCAATTAAAGTGGACACAACTGAATTAAAATAACTATAACTAAGAGAATTTTCAAGAACAGCAATCATCTGTTGCTCAACAGTATGGCGGGAAACAGAAGTATAATCCAAACTGTCATAAAATTCATCTGCTACAATAAATTCAGCATTTAAAAGGCTGTTATGTTGAAACCAACAATACGCAAAAATATACGTTAACAACCTATAAGTTCCTATAGTATTATCTACCAAAGTATTACCACGACCTGATGATGTACCTTCAAACTTCATAACAATGGTACCATCAGGCATCTGAATAAAAGATATAAAATCAGAAAGGTAAAAATTAATATATTTGATCCAAAGTTCTGATGTTTTAATAGATTCAGACATACAATCCCAACGAAACATTGCTGTTTGCAATTGGAAGATTAACATCTGTGATGCATCATTTGAAGAAACATCAAACCCAATTTGCTGAAGAAAAACAATAAGTTTTCTAGCAAAAACATCATAACCACCAGAATACTTGGATCTACCAATGGCAGAAGCAGTAGCAGAATGACTTGAATAAAATTTATTATTAAAATCAAGACTAAAATGATTAGAAACAATAGTACGCTCAAAAGAATCGGCTATAAATAACCTAACTTTAGGAGGGTCATGATCCAATTTTTCTGCAGACCTAACTTCCATTTTATCAGATGCCCTAAGAATAGGATGAACCATACTAGAAGCATGAGACAAAGTATCATAATAACTTTGCACAACTCGAAGTGCAAAAGGAGATGCTTTAAAAATACCTTTATTTAAAAACATTTCCCAATTACAACCATTAGAAGAAGTATTTTTTGACTGGTCAAAACAAAACTCAAAAGGAACAGTTTTAGAACTACAACACTTAAGAAAAAATTCTGAATAAACACAGTCATTAGCAAAATTCCAAGATTTACGATGAAAATTAGAGGATAAATTACCATACTTACAAATTCCATAATATGAAGAACGTAGAGAAGGGATAGTATAACGACTACCCTTAGTATCTACATTATATTTACTATTCCACTTAACCAAACAATTTGGCATAGTAGGAGTTTTCTTATAACTAAGATAACGATACAAATAACCTAATATAGGTAAATTATCACGAAATCTAATAAACTCATCATACTCAGGAACGCTCCTAGGCGGCTCTAATTTAACTTTAACTGGATTAACATTTACACCAGATTCAGAAATAATTTTCCGCCAACCATTATACCAGTCAACAGTACGCTCTAAAGCGCTCCATCGGCTTTCGGAGCTAAGGAGTTTAAATGATTTTGTGACTGATATTTCACATCGTCATTATCTTTTTTTAAAATAGACCTAACAAAATCTGGATTAGCAAAAACAACTGAAGAACTTTCAGGTTTTGCTGACAGAGGAATATTCAAACTTTTAACAACACCAGAACGACCATCATAAAACTGGTCATCTTTAGTTTTAGCATAATAATCCCTATCAAAGGGACTCTGAAAAAACAAAGTATATTCAGCTTTAGGAATATCATATCGATAATTCTTAAACAAATCTGAACTACAATATTCTTTAATTTGATGATTTCCTGCTAAGAAAAAAGTTATTTCATCACCCTTACCCTCATTAACAACAACCTTTCTAAAGAAAGGCCCTTTAACTAAATTAGGTTTCCTCTTACCAGATTTAGGTGTTTTTGGTTGTTCACTCTCCCAATAATTTTTTCCAACAACTATCGGTTTAAGTTTACGGATAGGTTGCTGTAAAGCACTAATTATATCGGATGTAACCGGTATAAAAACATTATCCTTATCACCTCCAGCCACATGCCAACCAACAAGATGACTGTTATTAGAATAAACACCACCAGTACAATATCCATAATCTGAGGAACATGTATATCGAAATTGATCACCAATTTTTTCAATAGCACCAGAAGCACTAATGAAAGAATCTTCATCACCACTAGAATAACAAAGCAAAGTTGCTTTAGCACCTTCTTCAGGTGGAGACATAGTTAACTGAGTTTTAATAGACTCAGCAATCTGATAACACAATAAATTGTCCATTGCAGTAGTATAAAGGACCTTAAATTCCCTAACTTTAACTACCCATTTCTTATCACCACATAATATAGTTAACAAAGAATCTGGAGTTAAATTATGCATACCTGGACCATGTTGGTCTATAATAATTTTATTATATAATAGAGAACCATTATACATGAATTTACCTTCATGTGTAAAAACTCTACATGTTGAAGCTCTAGCCTTATCCACACTAATAATAGGAGAATTAGGTAAGATAGTTTGAAAAACATCGCCAACCTTAGTCGGTAATGTTGATTTTTTTGCACGATATAATCGGTGCACAAAATTACAATTAACATCCCTAGAACACACTTTACCCATTTGCTGTTTAGGACAAAGGGTTGATTCTAATTTTAAAAAATTAGCAGCAGAATTTCTAATACGTTGATAAGCTCTAAAAAGCTGACCAAAGTAAGAATCCTCTATTTGATCATATTCACCACACCCAACAATATGATCAGGTTGTATATATTGTTCCGGAACTGAAACAAAATCACAGGTTTTATCATGAAGACATATAACATCACCACATCCATACAAACCTTCAAAACGCAAGACTGAGCTACAATAGCCACAATCATAAAACATTCTGGAGGTATCAGGACAACACTCAGGTTTATCAGAAAACCTATTAAGATATTTATCCGCAATAACAGGATTCATATAGAATGCCATCTGTATAATTTCAGGTGGATAATCATTAAGATTAGGTTCACTCTTTAAAAAATGCTTAAAAGCAAGTTTAAAATTAACCCATTCAAACTGTGACATATGAGCTTTACCAGAAGTAAAATGCTTAACTTCAACATCCCTAGGACTAAATTCAAGAATAAATTCATGAAAATTGTTTTCAGGACCTTGTCTAAAAGGAGATTTAGAATAAAATTTTTCAGCCTCATCCTTAAAACGCTCATCATCTTCATAAAATTCAATTTTCTTTTCAGTCTTCTTTTCATTAAGAACACGTTGCATTTTATCATTAATTGACTGTTGTTTAGCAGTATTATATTTAGCAACAATTTGATCAATGTTCTTCAATTTTTCTTTAAATTCCTCTTCAGAAATATTATGAAAAGTTGACTTTAACTTACCATCAGGCCCTAACAAAGATTTATATTCTTCCTCTAACTCAGGCTTAATGTTATAATGGTACCAAGGACCACCAGTAGGAGTTTTCCTAATTGGGTCCGATGTCATGGTAAAATATCTCTGGGATATAGGTTGTGGAACTTTAAAACCAGTTTTACCATCATAATAGGTCCAGTCCTTAATACGAACTGGTCGCCCATCATCATTAATTTTATGAACAGGATCCCTCCTCTTTCTTAAAGTAAGTTGAGGATTAGAAAACAAAGATAAACTTTGTTCACGAGACCTAGTATCACCCATTCTGGCAGCTTTACGATCAGCACCTGCCTGTCGATTAACTTCAAACTCATAAATTTGAGTATAAACTCTTTCAGCATCTTCGCAAATCGCAAACAGCTGTCCGAGCTCTAATTCATTAACCGACGCCTCCAATGTGGCATCCTGGGTTTCCTGTTTCTGTTCAACAGATATAAATGAAAATTCTGGATCGAACATAGGTTTTGGTTCTCCTTGAGCCTTCTCCAATTGAGAAATAGGCCTCCGTTTTCGAAAATAAATAAAAGCAGAAATAAAAACAGTTAAACAAACAACAATAACATAAGTCACAGGGTTGTTCAAATAACTGAAAATAGTAAAAACTTCTTTCTTATTCTCAACTTCAATTTCAGTCCAACTCTTAGCCAAATTAGCATGAGTCTGAACATCTTTAGGAGAATTCCATTTTGCTTTATAACGTGTTTTAAAATCACGTATAAAAACCAACTGTTCACCAGTAAAACAGTATTTATCAGTGCTTTGTAAGATATTTTTAATCACAATCCTATCAGCACCAGTAGGGTAAGGTTTTTCCAACACTGAAATATCAGGAACTTCAACATCAAGATCCAAAATAGGATCATCACTTTCAGAAAATTCCTTTTCATCATCATCAGACATAACAATATTAAAGTCTAATGCTGTTGGAACATATTCTATAGCAGAAGGTGGTGGAACCTCAGCTTTAGGTATAAATTTAACACGCATCAAAAACGAACGTAAAAAATTAACTGCAGACTGCAAATAACCATCAATAGGATCACCATCACCTACATTAAACCAACCCATAATAGTTGATAAACCAGAAAGAGCAGTAATGGCAGTCATAATCTGACTAGAGATAACACGCCATAAACCACTACCTTTCTTAACACCTAACCAAACAAACAAAGGAGGCACAACAGTTAAAGTAGCAACCTCCAAAACAGAAATAAGTTTAGTCTTAGTAGACTCCAACTTATCTTTCCGGTTTTTACGAAAAAAACTGTCAACAATAGTATAAATAGCTACTGCGACAGAACCTAACGCTAAAACATTTATTGCTTGAAACAAGGAAGTAACTAAATCCTTCCACTGATTCGAATGTTTAATAATATCAGCAAGTGAAGTACGCACTAAAAGCGTAGATTCATCAACAGCTGTTTTAAGAAGAGCACGTCCTGACTCTTCTAATCGATCCGTTCCTTGATCGACAACCCTCTCCAAACATTGCTCCATGGTGTCAACAGTAGTTAAAGACACTGTGGTTAAAGAGTTTTCTGCATTTTGCACAATTGTGGATTGTGTTGCAACTAAATCTCTAAGCAATTTTTTAATATCAGTCAACTCTCCTTCTAGTTGCTGAAATTTAACATCTGCAGGGCTACCAGGCCGAGCAGAAAACCAACTTGACTCAAACCAAGAGCCAAAATTACCCATAAACTTCTTCCACCCATTGTGTAAAATACGAATTGCAAAAATACAAAAAATAACACATAGGGCAACAAAAACAATAGTAGCATGAGTACGGTTAAAATTCTCGATAACGTTCATCGAGCCTGTCAAGTTGTTCTGTTGAAACTCGCTCATAAATTTCAAAAGCTTCCTGTCTAGTATAAGATCTAAAAGTAGAATCTGTAACTTTAGGAAAAGTAGTATCTTGAATACGATGATCAACAAAACCCAAAACGGTACCTTCAAGTCTTAACCTATAAAAAACTTGAATACGAATAAAACCAAATAATTCAGAAGAATGAACTTTCACGTAAGAACCAATAAAATCGGGATGCGCTAAAGTGATCTCTTGAATAAACAAAGGCGTATAA